CCGCCACCGTCGTCATCAGCAGGCCCGAGGACGAGGAGAACGTCACGGCCTCGGTGTTCACCAGCGTCTTTGTGCCGGCCGTCGAAATCGTCGCATTCGTCAGCGTGGCATAACTCAGAAGGTCAACCAGCATCATCACGCACGGCACAGTCGTTGCCGCTGCCGTGAACGCAGAAGCATTCAGCAGAACCTTGTAGTCAGTCGCACTCGCCCCGACGTTGCCGCCGTGCTGGATGCCGCCATGCGTCGTGCCGATGTCGTATTGCGGCTTCTGAACCAGCGTGACGCCAGAGCCCAGCGCCGTATTGGCAACCGGATTGCCTGCGCCGCCCGCCAGGAATTGCCACGAGCCTGCGACAACCGTGCCGCCCGTCGCGTGGTTCTTGTTCCAGTCAGCGCGGAAGAACTTCCCCGAGTTGGAGACGTTCGTCACGAGGTTATCGAGCGAGGAAAAGCCAGCCATCTAGTTCCACACCGTTTCGATTGTGCCCATGATCTGCGCACCCGACAGCGTCCCGCTCGGGTAGCAGATCAGATTGAGGTAAGCGTCGCTCTTGATCTCAGCCAACTGGACGCCGTCCAGGATCATGTCGCGCTCAACCGGCGCCGTGATGTCGTGAACCGCGAACGAAGCCAGCGGCTTGACCAGAACCAGCGTTATCAGCCCCACATCGCCCGTGAGGAATGTGCAGCTCTCGATTGATCGCACGCCACTGTCACCAGCCTGGAGCGGGATGAACGGCCCGGCGCATCCAAGCGTCGCCGGCGCCGTCGAGATGATCGTGCCGTTCACCGTCTGCGTGTTGCAAGTGACCGTCGCGCTTGTCCGTCCCGCAACGCCGTTCGAATTGGTATAGTTCACGTTGAACGAAACGCCGCCAATCTGCGAGGCAACCTCAACAGCCATGATCTGAACGCCCGCCCCGGTCGGGTATCGCGGCAACGCATCGCCAACGATCATCGACTGAGCGTCCGTGACGCTCATGTCCACGAAGGGGTAATACAGCAGGTAATCACACAGGATGCAGGGCAGCGGGACCGCCGTGGTCGTTACCGTCATCGCCAGTATGCGGCGCAGGTGTTTGGTGTACGTCCCGCCCGGCGTCGCGCCGTGAAACAGCCCACCGTCAGCCGATTGCGTCAGCGCCTTACCGATAAGCGGAGCAGCCGCATAGAAGTTCGGGACCGGATTGCCCGGCGACATCGAGAGGTCGAACCAGATGCCCGAGCCCGTCGTCTGGGTCGGGACTTTCCGCCATCCGAACAGCGTGGCCTGTCCAGCCTCTTCGGCGTCAATCAGCTCCTTGAACGAGCGAAACGCGGTCATGGCGCAGGCTCAGGTTCGGGCTCGGGTGGAGGCTCAGGCGGAGGCTCGTCCTCGCTCACCACGTCAGCAGGAGAGACACAGGCACAAGCCTTCCACGCTTGATTATCTTCAACCCTCGTGAGGAGCCCGCACTGGGTGCATGTGTGCCGATAGATAATCATCAGTCCTCAGTGCCGTCCAGGTCGCCTGCGCCAAACTGCGGCTGAATGCCTGAGCTGATCGCCAGCGAAGCCGATAGCGCGCCCTTGTAGAGAATCTTGCCCGTGCTGGTTGACGCCGTGCCAATCGCAAAGTGCGTGGCTGTCTCGCTTGAGCCCGTGCATTGCGGGAACTGGATCAGCGCAGCATTCGTCACCGTGTTGCCGCTCACCGTCCAGCCAGCGCCAGAGCGCGCCACGGCTACGCGGGCATAACTCGTATACGCGCACTCGCTCGTGGTCTGCGTGCCAGCCTCGCCAGGATCGCCCGTATGCAGCGAAACGTACAGCGAGCCCGCCGTTGACGAGCCACGAAGGCCGGTCGCGTCACCGATCAACGCCGCGTCGGTGTTGTTAAACACCAGCGTTAAGAGTTCAGTTTCCCACGTATTCCCTTTTGACATGCGCTATCCCTATTCAATCTTGATCTTTGAACCGTCAGGCCGTGTCGCCGTCTTTGGCCGGCCAAGCACCTCGGCAAGAGCCTGAAGCCCCATGCCTACCGCATCCGAACTCTTGTCCGGCTTCTCGGATTCGGCCTTCTCGTTCTTCTTGGCGTTGGCCTCACGGTCGTAAGCAGCCATCGTCTGTTCGTGATTGAAGCCCTGCTCACGCGCAGCGCTCGCATCCGCAAGCCGCGCCATCTCGATGTTGGTCTTGGCTTCGATTTCCTGCGCCTTCAGCTCAAGCTCACGCTCTTTAATTGCTGTCTCGCGTTCCTTCAGCGAGACTTCCCGCTCCTTGAGGGAAAGCTCCTGCTGCTTGATGTTCAGCTCGCCACTCTTGAAGCCGATATCCGCTTCAGCCGTAGCCGCGGCCATCGGGTCAGCCGGCTGGACAGCTTCCGGCATCAACAGCTTCTGCGTCTCGGCGCGTATCTTCTCGATGGTCGCAATCTTCTCATCGACATCAAGCTGGCCGTCGCCGCCTTCAACCATGCCGCGTTCGAACGCGATCTTGCCCGCCTCGTGGAACAGCTTCTCGGCTTCCTTGGCGGTCTTCTTCGTCTGCTGTTCCTTGAGGTCGTTATCCAGTTCAAGGCTGCGAAGCTCTTCCTTCGCCAGCGCCGCCTGATGCTCATCAAGCGGGCTCGGACCTTCAATGAACGCCTTGGGCCAGTCTGCAATGTTCGCCGCCTGAAGCTCCTGCTCCTGTATCCAGCGGTTATCGATGCCGGGCTGGCCTTTGAACTGAGCCAGATACTGCGCACGCATCATGCGCTGCATGTCGGTCACGGAGCGGGGATCTGCGCCCGGCGCAACGTCCATGTTCTTGAGGTCGAAGTCCTTTGCCAGTTCAGCAAGCGCCTCGGGGCTAAGCTGGACAGGCTGCGGCCTAGGCTTCGGCTGCTGCATCATGCCAGCGCCAGGCATCGGAGGCGGCGGCGCAGCCATCTCAGGCTGTTGGGGCATCTCAGGCGCACCCGGAGGCATCATGCCGTTGGGGACCATCAGCCCGCTCGGGCGCTGTTGCATCCCCGGCATCGCTGGCCCGCCCATGCCCATCATCGGCATCTGCTGCGAGCCCGGAGGCGGCATCCCCATCAATTCGAGGAACAGTTCCTCGTCATCAAGAAACTCGGCATAGATGGCCGGGTCCAGATACCGCGCATTGAGGCGCATGAGGAGGCGGAACTCCTTGCGCATCGCCCGGTATATGCGCGTGTAGATCGTGGAGAAGACCTGCATCCCCTGCTCGATCAGGGCAAGGGTTGCTCCCATCGCCTGACCGCTCGGGGCCTCGCCCGTCATCACGTCCTTGACGCTGGTAATGTCTGCGGCTGCTCCAAGCAGGAACTCGACCAACTGGAACAGCACAGGGCTTGGGCCTGCAAACTGAAGCTCGTGGATGGCGTCCGAGACACGGCCAGGAACGTTCACGTTCAGGAACTCTGCCGGCTTGATGCGGACTTCCCCGCCCCGAAGCCTGAGCCCCTGTGAGATGAACCCGCCGCCCGCGTTCTGCCTGTGCGCTGCGTCGAATATCTGGTTCAGCGCCGTGTTGATCGCAGAGCCGAGGCTTTCGAGAAGCTGGCCGAAGCCCATGCCGTAGACCGAGCCCTCAATATCCGGCAGGAAGCTGTAATCGATCCACGGGCTCTCCCGCATGATCGTCTCAACCTTGCCGTCCATCGAGTTGACGCGGATCGAGTTCGAATAGAACGCAGCCTCAAGCCTCACCAGCTCGCGCTCATCCTTGGAGATGGTGGCGATATAAGGCTCCATCATCCCGTCGCCGTCGAGGTCGTAATACCTCACTTGCTCCAGGTAGATGCACGGCTTCTGGCTGTCCTCGTCCTTCTGGCCCTCGTAATCCCGCTTGTGGTTCAGCCACTTGCCCGAGCCTATCAGGCGATCGATCTCGTAAGGGTACATCGTCGTGGGCTGCGTCATGCGCGGAGCACGGTCGAAGCTCGGCGCGTCGTTGGCGACAACCACATCCTTCGCTGAGGTAAACTCCAGCGTTGGCCGGCCCATGTCTGCGCGCCAGTAGCCCTTGCGGAACCCTGCGCCGATCACGGGGAGCATGTGCAGCAGCTTGTCGGTGCCGCTGTCCCACTCGTCCATCATGTACATGAGCTGGTAGTTGCCAAAGCGGCTGAGACGATCAGCGCGCTTGGCCTTCAGCCCTTGCGGGTCTTCTCCGACAACTTTGCAGATCATCGGCTGGTCGGAACGGGTTATCGCGCCATAAGCACGAGCCCCGAACTGGTTCATTGCTGTGGTGAGCAGCGGGTATTTGATGTTGCTTGCACCCTCGAAAGGGTAATTCTTCTTCTCGGGCTTCTGCCGGGCGTTCTTGATGGCGCGGTCTACGCCGTTCAGCCACTCTTCACGGCTTTTCTCGTCATGCTCGTATTCACGCACAGCCTCTTCGGCCATGCGCTTGCGGTCTTCTTCGCTCAAACGCTCTGCGAGGTTGCCGTCATATTCGGCAATGCTCGCCAGGTTCTGCGCTGTTTTGCGCGAGCCTCGGCCCTTGCCCAGCTTGTCGGCATCGCCGTCCAGCTCGCGGTTATAGGCGAGGTTCTTCGCCATCAGTAGCCCGTCACGCTGTCAGCAGAGCGGCGCGCGTTCTGGCGCTCGGCTTCCTCGCCAGCCGCTTCGTTGCCAAAGCGCGCATAGCGGAGGCCCGTCATCATGAGATACCGTGTCGCGTCCATCAGGTGATCGTTCTCTTTCACGATATGCACATGCAGGCCGCGCGGTGTCTGGCTCTCGACGCGCCGGTAAAGCCTGAACTCTGCAAACCAGTTGCGGCAGGTCGTGAACACCTTCAGGCGCCCACTCTCAAGCCTGCGGGTGATAGCCATGATGCCCGCCTCAACCGCGTTGTCTGCGGGGTAAAGCTCAAGCCCTAGCTGTCGGTACTCTTCCAGCAGGTTGGAGCCGTCCTTCTGGTTCGAGCCGGCAGAGGCAGGATCGATCGCGCCCGGAATGTCGCCTGCGCCCTTGATGGCGTCAGCATGGATCTGAGGCGGGCGCTGGCCCTGATAGTATTCGGCGTAAATGTAGACCGTGTCGGTATCCCGATCGTGCGCGCCCCAGATGGCAGCAGTGCGCTTCCAGCCTACGTCAAAGCCATAGGCCCGCGGCCACCAATCGGGAATGCGGAACGGCTCAACTGTGAAGATGCTCTCGTCTATCGGGTAGATGGCGCCAGCCCCAAGCATCGGGATGCCCTTGGCGCGTGCGTCGCGCTGGTGGGCGGGATAGCTCTGAAGCATCTCTTCCTGATCGGCCTGCGGAATGTGCGGGACATCCGCCCAGCCAATCTGCTGCATGTACTTGCTCATGAGACAGTCGGCGCGAGATGGGGCATGAACTGCAACGTAACCTCGGTCATGCCCTCGATCGGCGTGAAGGTCGCCATGATCATCCCGCCCGTCGTCAGCGTCCGGGTCAGGCCCTCGACGTAGATGTCCATGGGCGGCTCCTCATCGAACCACACAACGTCACGCTCAGTGCCCTGCCACGCCTTGCGGCCCTGGTCGTAAGAGCGGAACTGGATGATGGAAAACCCGCCCGCCACATGCCGGACGAGCGCGAAGTCCACATGGTTCGGGATGCCCATAGCTGGCGCGATACGCCCCAGCCGCTTGCCCGGT